GTTTATCGTCGTAGGTCAGCGTGATGAACGATGACTCTTTGTGCCGTTGCGCTTCATGCGTTATTCGCACGGCCCATTGCCGTGCGTGTTCTAGCCTGCACAGGATGCACTGACCGCAGGGCAGCTCGATCCTGGTCCAGGCTCTTCCATCCATCGGCTTGTTAAATTTCAGGGGGCCTCCATAGGCCCCCTGGTATGCCGTGAGCTGGTTCTCACAGCTCATTAGAGGCGGATTCCGCCTCGCATTACCGTTCCTGGGCTGTTGATTGCCCGGCTCTTGTTTCTACCTTTCTGAAACTTCCTGGCGTGCTTTTTGCCGCTGATGTTTCGCCTTGCCATCTTTGCTCCTTTTGCTGCGTTGCAGCTCAGCTCTGAAGTTATCCACAGGTTGTCTCACGTTTTGAGACCGTCGACCAGTTCCTACTTGATGTAACTGGTCTAGGTGACACTCGCTGCCTTGGCAGCTATTCCACCAGGTCTGATTTCCCCGTTGGGTCCGTGGGGCCCTGCTGCGTATTCGTGCAGCTCGGCTGCCTTTTTCGGCCGAACGAGGCTCTCACAGCCTGCCAGGAGCTCCCGGACGGGTTCTATGTGGCCGTTGTCCAGGACGTTCCCGATTCGCCACACCTCGAAGTAGTGCGGCGCCTGGGCGATTGCGTCCAGGTTGCCCTCGCGGTTTACCGCGGCGCTGATTGCCGCGAGTACGTCTTTGTCGCTATTGCCGGCGAACGGGTGCATGTAGTAGTCGATCAGCCGGTCTCGGACTGCGTAGATTTTCACTGTGTCACCTCTTTTCCTTCCTCTTTTTTCGGCGCCAGGATGGCGTTGATTTGGTCTTTTGTGAGTCCCACCAGTCTTTCGATGGGAATCCCCCGGAGTTGTTCGGGCAATTCCTTTCTGTGGGTATCGAGCGCGCGTCCCATTTCGATGAAGCCTCGAAGGTCTTTCGGGAGTTTGCTGAAGTCGTCGTACATGGGCTCCTTCGGGTTGCCTGGGACTCTTCCGGTTGTCAGGAACTGACCAACCAGGACGTTGATATCCGTGTCTCTGGCGCCTGCTTGGTCCGTCATCGTTGGCGTGCTGTCGCGCGTGATCGCGCGCTCTTTGTTGCGGCGCCAGTTGTGCTTTGGTTTTGCCATTATTTGCCACTCATTATGAATTTTATCCACTGTCCGATGCTCATTACCGCTTTCGATGCTGGGCTCGCAGCTCCTACAGCTGTAAACCATTCGGCCATGACTCGCTTTTCTGGCAGGTCTAGGCTTGCCAGGAGCGTTTGCATTTCCTGGAAGCTCACCTGCTTTTCGAGTAGTTTCGAGGATTGTTCTGCACTCGTAACCTTATAGCCGAGGGTTTTCTGTGCTAACTCTAATTCTAGTTTTGCTTGCGTTAGCCCTGTCTCTGCGAGTTGCCTTTGTATTTCTGCGGTTTTCGCTTCGATCTTTGCGCGGTCTGCTTCGCTTTCTCCTCTCATCATAGCGTTCCACTTTGAACGCCAGAATGTCTCCGGTCCGCCGGTTAAGCCGCGCTCTTGCTTCATATCGCCCGTTGTTATTTCCGCTTGGTTTGCTTCTTCCGCTACCTTACGTGCTGATTGCTGTGTCAGGTCTATGTTTGCCGCCTGCATCGCTGCATTCGTCATTGCGTTCGGCATCGCCATTTTGGGTTGTACTGTCGCAGCACTATTGGTCGGTGTGCTCGCTCCCCCCTGGCTATACGCCAGCATGGGATTTAGTCCTGCGGCCAGCATGTCAGCCGTACCTCGTTGGTATGAGGTATTGCTCATTCTCTCTTCCCAGTCCCGGTTCTCCTTGTTTAGCCGGATGTTTGTTTTGTTCGCACTGCTTTGGGCTTTGTTCCCAAACAGTCCTCCGATAACGGCCCCTGCGATGGGGCCGAGTATTGCGGGAAGTGGCATTGTTTTTCCTTAGAAGTGGTCGATCAGCCCCGGTACTGCGTACGCGGGCATCAGTCGAGCCACGTTACTTTCGTGCAGGATATCCATGATGATCTGCGCGCTCCATTGCTGGTTCGGCGCTACTGCTAGCGACCGGCCCAGCGTTTCCTTTGTTTTGTCCTGTATGAATGCGTCATTCAATGCAGGCTCACTGCCGAACTCTTCAGCGTAGTGCCACCAGTCCAGCGGCTGCGCCGCGGTGCTTCGCAGCACTCCGGTGATTTCGTTCGGCGTGTATCGGTACTCGGCATGGCGCTCCTGGTACCCCCAGGTCGCATTTGCCGGTGCACCGGTTAGGTGCTGATAGATTTCCTCTGTTGCGACTGCTTGTTCCCCCAGGTGTGAAAACACCGGGAAGTAATAGTCCAGTCGCGTTTGCCTTCTCCAGTGCCTTCGTGTTCCTTGCTGATACGTTGGCGTTGCGCGTACCGTCGCAAGGCCGATGATGTATCCGTGTTCGGTTGCACTGTAGGTGAAGGTTTTTCTGTTTCCCGAGGCGTGCATTTCTGCGCCGAGGTTTCCCAGCGGGCTAGGCTCGCTTGGGTCTGGTTCCGCGTCGTACATCGCGGTTTGTGCTACGGGGTTCACCGTGATCGGTATTTTTGAGCCCCCTATGTATTCCGGCCTCTGAGCTCGGAAATCGGGTACCCGTACCCCGAAATGGGCCAAGATCGATTCCACGAATCGTGAGCCTCCCCGTGCATCTCTTTCCAGCAATCGCTGCGTTTGAAACGCCAGGCGGATTGCGTTGATTGTTGCTGCGGTCGCTGTGCTTAGGTCGGCCGAAAGGCCGCTTACGTAGTTCAGGTCTGCGCCGCCAGCTGTTCCTACTGGTCCCGTTACTGCTCCAGCTCCATCGCTCAGTAGCGTTCCTTGATTGAACGGGGCTACGTCTGCTTCCCATACGACGTTGGGGCCCGTTTGTACTACCGGTGCTGTTCCTCCTATTGATAGGCTCACCGGGTTTCCTTTTTGCGCGAAGGGCAACGAGCTCGTGAAGTAGTCGTGCCTCTTGTTTACGCGCAGTGGCATCTGCTCCCATGCCACGTCTGGGGTTCCTTCCTGGATGATTTCGTCTGAGTAGTTGTTCACCCACGGGTCGGGCCAGGTCCACTCTGTTTGCAGATTCTGGTCCCTGAACCATTCATTCCATATCTTGAAATATGCCCAGAAGGGGAATGCTGTTACTTGCAGCTCGCTGTCCGTATAGGCTTGCGGCAGTATTCCGAAGTGATCGAAGACACTTCCCGTGAGCACGTCGGTGCTCACTCCTGTGATACGCGGGGTGATTTTTGGCACCACGAGCGTATCGTCTGTTCCCGTGATGAAGTCTTCCCACGGTTCCCACAGAATTCGGTTAGGTACGAAGAAGTAGAAGGTTTCGAGGTCGATATCATCGACCGCGGGTGCTATTGGCGTCGCCAGGCGCGCCATGATGCTTTCCGTATGACTCCATACGTCGCCCGGCAGCACTTCCTCGCACATGACCGGTATGAGGTCTGATGCGTCGAATGCTTGTTTTCGGGTCTGCCTCATAGCAAATTTCGATCTAGGGATGTCCGCTTTGGGGACTACCGCGAAATTGTGCTGCCGGGCTGTCTTGTTTCTGTACATTTTAAGGGTTCTCCTGATTGACACACTGTTTTGTCATATATCTACTCCTTTCTTATTCCCGTTCTCCACGGGTTATGCCGGATTTCTAGCGGCGTAACCGGTGGAAAACGTCTCTTTCCCCCTGGTGTGATCCCCCCCCTAGTGGGGGGAGAGTCACACGCTTCTGCTCTTACTCTTCGCGCGTGCGTGCGCGTTTCGCGCGCGCGCGTGCGTCTGTTCTTTGCTTAAGCGTCTTACTCTCTTTCTCCTATTGTCTTTTGTCTTTTTTGCTTTTGCTTCATCTGTCTCTTTTAGCCATCGGTCGTAAAACTTAGGCGGTTTTTGCGGTGATCCATTCACGACGACCCGATCGCGGGCATAAACGTGTTTGTGATTAGCTTCGATCCACGTTTTGCCGATGGCTGGTTTTAAGCTCATGTACGCACGGGGCTGCTCGATCTCGACGAGCTCCCCGGTTACCTGGTCAATGCGTACGTATCTCTTCTCATTATTCAGTTTCTTCGTCACGTATGAGGCGGTGTATTGCGCTGTCTGGAAGTTCAGCGCTCCGACGCTGACGTGACCTTTGCCCCATATTTCGAGCAACGTCTGGTTTGTCCAGAGTCTGCTCGGTTCTTCCCGCAGTATCAGGCGTCGGTCTGTAAAGGCTTGTCCGAAGACGCATGCGTGATAGTGCGGTCTTTGTGTTTTGTCTCCGTACTCGCCTACGGCGTAGTAGGCGATCTTTCCGTATTCTTTTCTCAGCCTCTTCCAGAATGGCTGCATGTCTCGTTTGTAATCGAGACTCCCATATTCAGGCACATGTTTATCGTCGTAGGTCAGCGTGATGAACGATGACTCTTTGTGCCGTTGCGCTTCATGCGTTATTCGCACGGCCCATTGCCGTGCGTGTTCTAGCCTGCACAGGATGCACTGACCGCAGGG